GCTTTTGCTTCATTCTCGCCAATAACTTCCGACATTTCTTTGTAAGTAAATCCGTATGGATCATTCCGTACTTCCGCAGGCGTATATTTAGGTAAACGTTTCATTTTTATATCCTTTCTATTACAATAAATTTGGACAGGAAAGCCGGGCAGCCAGTCCGGCTTTCATCCGTCTCATGCCTAAGCTACAATAAGAGGAGCAACCGGCTGACCTCTCCTTTCTTGGGCTTTCGTGTCCGTTCAGAAGACTGTCAGCCGTCCTCTTATTGTAGCGTTCGATTTAAGCAGGTTGAGCCTACCGCAATGCCGGGGAGTTCGTGTCACCCAATAGATTGAATCGGCAATGAGTAAAAGATGGGTTCCGGTTGCGCGATTTTGTACTGGAGGTAGATACATGAACTCTGTTGGCATTGATGTTTCCAAAGGCAAAAGCATGATCGCCGTCATGCGCCCCTTTGGAGAAGTGGCGGTCTCTCCCTTTGAAGTTCGTCACACGGACAGCGAACTGTGCGAGCTGGCAAAGCTGCTTAGAAGCCTGCCCGGTGAGACCCGTGTCGTTATGGAAGCCACGGGTAATTACCATCTGCCGGTAGCCTGGTTACTAAATGACTCCGGCTTTTACGTTTCAGTAGTCAATGCAATGTTGGTGCATGGCTACGGGAACAACAGTTTGCGGCGAGCCAAGACCGACAAGAAGGATGCCATCAAGTTGGCAAACTACGGTCTCGATCACTGGCTTGCCTTACCGAGGTACGTTCCGGAAGAAGATACCCGATTGATGCTGAAAAACTGCTACAGGCAGTACCAGCAGTATTCCAAGGTACAAACCATGCTGAAGAACAACCTAATTTCTTTGCTGGATACTGCTTTCCCTGACGCAAATCGCCTGTTTTCAAGCCCTCCACGCGCTGACGGCAGCGAGAAGTGGGTGGACTTTGTAGCCACATTCTGGCACTGTGAGTGCGTTTGCGGCAGCTCTGAGAAAGTCTTTGTTGCCAAATATCAGAAGTGGTGTAAGAAACTCGGTTACAATTTCAGCGAGGATAAGGCGCTGGATATCTACGCTTCCGCCTGCGGCCATTTTGGTGTCATGCCAAAGACAGACACCACTAAGCTTTTGGTGGAACAGGCTGTCTCTCTGCTCCGGGTAACCTCAACGGCATTGGCCTCTCTCAAGCAGGAAATGCAGTCACTGGCAGCTTCGCTTCCGGAGTATCCGGTGGTAATGAAGATATTTGGCGTTGGCCCGGCACTCGGTCCACAGCTCATGGCAGAAATCGGAGACGTTCGCCGCTTTCATTCCAAGAAAGCCTTGGTGGCATTTGCGGGTATTGACGCCCCTCCGTACCAGTCTGGGCAGATGGATGTTTACAGCAGAAGCATCTCTAAGCGTGGTTCGTCCTCGCTGCGCAGAACGTTATTTCTCGTAATGGGGATTTACTTGCAGAACGCTCCGCCAGATGAACCCATATACCAATTCATGGACAGAAAGCGTTCCGAAGGAAAGCCTTACAAGGTTTACATGATGGCCTCGGCGAACAAATTCCTCCGCATTTACTACGCAACTGTTAAAGCTTATTTGGACGCCTTAGACGAGGCATAATGCCGTTTCATCATCTACGGACAGCCACCATCTGAAATTTCAGATGCAAAGTGGCTTGTTTGGGTGCGCCATTTTTGTGCTGCTTAAATTTTTGAATTTTTTTCTTGACTTTTGTTAGCAGGTCTTCTGATATGCATAGTTATCATAACCTTGCATCTCATGTATCAGTTTCGTCGCCAATCATGGGCATTTCGCTGTTGGCTGCGGCAATGTTACGGTTTGCAAGCTGATCGGACTTCGGGTCCTTCGAGGGCTTCATACCGATCAGTTGCCGGAGCTCATTCGGGGTCAGGATCTCATTGCGGGTGAACTTATCCGCCATCTCAGCGATCATGCTTACCGGTGCCAGACGGAACGGATCACGGAAGAACATGATGCTCTGTCCCTGTGTCCGGGCAGTCTTCGTCAGGAACTTTCGCTTGAATTCGTCTGCAATTGCCGACACAACTGGCTCAATGATGCGGTTCATGTAGTTGTTCATCGTTTTCTCGTCCGCAGTACCATTCAGGATCTCCTGTGTCACACCCAATTGACTGTATACCATGTTCGTCAGGTATTCGATGGATTTCAGAATGTTGTTTTCAAGACTGCGATTCAACTGCACGATTCGCTCTGTGCCGTCCGTATAGGCAATACCGTACTTGGAGCCGGAAAGCTGCTGTTCGATGTCAGCCCTGCGCTGTTCGGCCTGTTCCCTTCGCGCCGGACTCTTGATGACATAGGGCAGCTGAATGATCATGTCCAGCTTTCCGCTGCCAGCCTGCTCATCTACTACATCCAGCAAAGTCAGTTTCCGCACCAGCTGTTGCATGGTAGAGTTCGGAGCATTCATGACTGCATAAAACGGATTTTCAATCAGAGCCACCATCTTCTTCGGAAAAGTAATTTCCTCTCGCTGCCCGGTCAGCTCATTGAACATTCGCACCCGCACATGATTCGGGTACCACTCCACCGGCACACCGACACGCATAGAGTAGATTTCATAGCTGTTGCTGTACCGCGGATCAAAGTCGGTTTTCTCCGGTACAACGGCCGCAACGCCTTCCTCCAGAAAGGTCATCACGATATCCTGAATCAGCCCCCGGCCCGTCTGGTCGGCGTTGGCTTCCACATTCAGACAATAATTAAGGCCCGAATCAACAATCGAATCAAAGCGATTATTTTCATCGAGTCTCACGTGATTGATGGCGATGGATGCCGCGTCCAAAGCGATGCGGTTATAGATGGCGTTGATGATGGTGCGCTCACTGCCGCGGGAGTAGCGCATCCGGTCGGGGCGGTAACTGTAGCCGCCATTATAAAACCCGCTTCCGGGAGGGTCTCGGTTCAGAAAGGCGTTCCAAGCATGTTTCAACCTGGAGCCAATGTTCATCTCCATTTTGAATTTTTCCTCCAAAAAGAAAAAGCGCATCAGCTGTTAAGCCAATGCACTTGCTGAGTTCTGCCAGTTTAGCCAACGTTCTATGGTGCCATCATTCCATTACCACATTCTTCATCCTCCTTTAACTTAAATAATCGTTCATTTTACGTTCCATGTAAGCGGAGCACTCCGAAACCGTTTTGTTGCCCAGCTTGGAAACGTAGCCGATGGTGTTCGCGCCAACTTCTTTTGCAATTCGCTCTGCATTGTAACGCATATACAGCTTGTCCACGACCTTCGGATTAGTCTCTGTCACCGACTGCAAGCGGACAGAATCTGTATCAAACACGATCATCGGGCGCTTTGCATGGTAGCTGGAGTATTCTTTGTCATTGTAATCCAACAGCGCATTGTAGCCTTTTTTGCTCAGTTCCGTATAGAAACGGCTCTGTGCTGCTACTTCCTGTGCGTTGTGGTTGGTCAGCGAGAGGTTCAGAGCCTTGTAGATGGCTACTTTTTCAGATTTAGTCAGCGTACCCGGGTCTTTCTTCAGCGCATTTTCTGCCTGTTTAAAAAGCACCTGCTGAGTAGGTCTGCGCATCTTCTCTTTGGAATCCGCTATGGATGCTTCAAGATTCTGCTTGAACTCTTTTTCCTTTAGGAGTCCAGCTGTAATGTCACTGGCATTCTCATCGGAAGGTACCTTCAGCTTCTTGACCGTTTCCAGTTTCAGCTGATAGACCTTCATGCTGTTGGCTTTATCGCGTAAAGCGGTGGCCGTTGCTAAATCAGTTTCGCTGCCGGAAGCATTCGCCTGCTTTTCTGCCTGTTTGGCATCATAGTTGGCTCGCGTCATCAGATTCTTTCCGAAAAGCCCCATGTACTTGTCACTGTCAGCCTTCTTATAGGTAGCGTAGAATGCGAAGTTCTCGAAATCCTTGGAAGTCTGAATCCGAGAGAACGTCGTTCCCTTCTTCAAGTATCCGTCAACATACTGCCGCCCCGTTACCTGAGTGCGAGCGGTGTTGACACAGTCTTTCACTCGCATCTCCATAGTGGATGCCATGCGCTCCATTCGGCTTAGGTTCTGATTCGCACCATAGCGCTTCCGACCTGCCGGAGTATACGTACCATCAGCATACTGATATCGTCTTACACCCCACTTCTGGCCTTTGATTCCGTGGTGATACAGCTCCATTTTGAATCTCTCACCCCTTCAGCTCCTTGATGGCCAGCGCAATGCCCAGTGCCGAACTCGTAATGGCAAGAACGCTTCCTGCAATTTCCAAAGTATCGCTGACTGCTTCCCGACCGGAATAAACCTTCTTCGGGTTGAACATATCGTCATACTGCTTTTCCAGCATGGCACGATTGATTTGTTCCCGCATCTCCTGGTCAGTCATTTTGCTCAAGTCCATCTTGGGGGTTCTGCGCGCTTGAATCCGCATAGACTTGTCGTTCAGTGTTTTCAGATTACCAGCCATCTGATTACTGGAATCAACCACACGCTTTGTCCGCTCACGGTCCTCTTTTACCCAGCGGTTCGGGTCGTTCAGACCATCTTCAGGCAGGCGATTGTCCTTCTTCTTTTTGGCATTAGCGACAACATCGCTTGCATAGCGCTTCTTACCGGCTGCGTTCAACGTGCCATCTTCGTTCTGATAGCGCCGGACACCCCATTTCATGCCTTTGACACCCCAATGCCAAATCTGGTTATTATGGTACAAGCTTCATCCTCCTTTTTCTCAAATTTTGTTGCTAGCGTACCCTCCCCCATGCTATAATAGGTGCTGTAACATTTGCTTTCTGTGTGGAGGAGGTCTGAAGTCATGTCTGATACCGAACTGCGTCCTGCTGATTTCAACTTTGAAGTTGTTCCTTGCGAGTCGTATCCTGATTTTGATGATCCAACCCGTTTTCAAAAGGTCGATTTTCCAGAACAGGCAGGGCTTGCTGCCAATTCATTGTTACAGCTGATTCCTGCGCAAGTTGCGACCGACGCTGCTTCCAATACGTATGTGCTCCGTTTTCCAAAAGGAATCAACGGCACTCTGATGAACTTGCATCAAGGCGGTCAGTCTACAACCATGGTAGATGCCACCGGGCATTTTGCAGGTACTGCTTCTCTGTATAAGGTTAATCCTGTATCGGTTGTGGCTTTTCAGATGTTCAGTGTTGCTTCCTTTGCTACTGGACAGTATTTCCTTGCGGATATCAGTTCCAAACTGACAGAAGTCAATCGAAAGCTGGATGACCTTCTGGTATTTCTTCAGGCTTCCAAACGTACGGAATTGCTATCTGAGCTCACATTTGTCAAGTACGCACTTGCAAATTACTCAACCATCATGCTCAGTGAATCGCAGCGCATGGCTACCATTGGCAATCTGCAACGTGCAAAAATCAAGGCTGTAGCGGACATAGAGTTCTACACGGAGCAGTTGGAAGATTCTGTTGGTGCAAAGGCCAACGAAAATCAGGCCAGAATTGTATTACAGAATAAACAGGGCATCGACCTTGCTTCCCAGCTGTATGCAATTAGTACCATTATGGAAGCTTACTATGCACAAAACTGGAATAAGTCCTATCTTGCAAATATCAAAGCCGATGCGAAACCTTTGTTTGCCCTCACCCAGAACCGCATGATTGGTGCACTGAAAACCTTCTCCGATAAGGTCAACAAGGAAATCGAAAGCAAAAAGAAGGGTCTGCTCAAAGGCGATGTATCTGCGATTGAACACAAAGTTCTGGAACTGTCCGACATACTGAACGCACAGCCGGAGTCCCCGCTCCTTGCTCTGGTCAAGGATGCGCTGGATAAGCCCTCCGCACCGACTGAGCTTTACCTTCGTCCGAATGGCGAAGTCTTCCAGAAGGTCATCTGACTTACTCAAATGCATCTCGGTTCAGCTTCCATGCGATGTAGGCATCCATCATAGCGGCTACTGCATCAATTTTTTGGTCAGACCGACGCTTCAACAGTTTGCGGTTGCCATTGGTATCTTCCAGAGTAATGCAGTTGCCCATAGCGAATTGCATTAGTGCTTCGTCAAAAAGGAGTTTCCGCTGTTCGGAGAGCTTCTTCAGTTCACCAAGCGGCACACTTTCGGTCTTTGCGCCCTGAATGACCTTTTCCACACCAAACGGACCATTCTCCGTGCACCAGCGTTCCACGAAATCTTTCGCATTATAAGGGTCATACCCGAACGAGCGAACATCGTAGTCGTTCTGCTGAATGAAGTTGTCAAGATCCTCGTAAACCTGCATCATGTCCAGCACCGTGCCATCAAACACCTGTAGCGTGCCTTCCTGCATGAACTGGTCGTACTTCTGGCGCATTGCCTGCGGAAGCTTTGACAGCGTGTAAGAGGTAATGTAGTCTCTGGTTTTTACGCCAAAGAAGCCGTTCGCCATTGGGAACAGGAATGTAAACGCACAGAAGTCATCGCCCTGCGACAAGTCTGCACCGAGAGCACAAGGCATCTGCCAGTAATCTCGGTGGCGATGTGGCAGGGTTTCTTCATACGGAAAGAAGTAGGTATAGCCTTCCATGGGAATGTTAAAGCGCTTGGCCAGAATGTCGTTTCTGGAACCAGGCGCTTTTTCTGCACGTTCTACATCCAACTGATAGGTTTCATAGCTCACGGTCTGCCCCAGATTGGGATTTGCTTTCAGCCACATCTCCGGGTTTGCAACTTCATCAAGAGAATCCAGCTTGTAGTACCAGATGGACACATGTGGGTTGATGTACTCCCCTTTCAGGATGTCCATTAACTCCATTTTGATTGTATCACCGCAACCGTTTCTGACTGTACCTTCCGAACTGGTGGCAACAATGAGATAGTCCTCATTCTTGGAGGCACCCTGTTCAAGTGCACTGATGGGATCTTCCCGGATGTCACAGCTCAGCCATTCATCAACAGTTGCCACACGGTCTCTTCGGCCCTGCAACTTGTCAATGGTCATAGGACGCACTTCCAATAGGCTATTTGTTAGGAAGTTCTCAATACCCTTCTTAGTTGGAGCTAGTTTCATACGATCAGATTTGGCACCGGTCGTATTCTGAAGGCTTCCTTCTGTCATGAACTTGAAAAGAGGTCCCTTCGATCGAGCCAATGCTGTACGGATCGGTGAAAGGACCTCTTCTGCTTGTTTCATAGTGGGCGCTGTAGTACATTGCTGCGTAGTTGAGACATCCACCGTCAGAAAGTAGCTCTGGATAAATGCGTCATACATGGTCTTAGCCGCACCACGAGGAATGATAAGATACTGCTTGGTGATAAGTCTCTTCTTGATACGCTTCCGCTCGTAGTGACCACCGTGTCCTCCTGGATTTGGTACATAGATACTGCGGTCCACAAAGTAGTACCATCCAAATATCTCTTCCGCCCAGAGCTTGAAGGAATCGAGGAGTTTCAAGTCTCCACCGTCAGTAAGTGTCAACTCATTCTCGCAAAACTTCACAAAACCTTCCACAGCCTTATCGTCATAGTAGATGCCCGGGTTTGCGATCAGGTCGTCGATCCGGTTCATCTCCATGCTGATCTCTCTGCAAACGGGGATCTCCCCGCGCATCACGGCCTCCCGGAACCGGCCGTAGTAGATCGGCGTTGCCGTGTTCGAGAGTGCCATTTTGATTTTCCAGCTCCTGTTTTTATTTCTTGGCCTTTGCTGCGCTGGTCTTTTCGGTCAGCATCTCGGTCAGTTCTGCGTACTGTTCATCGGTCAGCTTGTTGGCGGCGTAGAAGATATCCAGCTTCTTTGCCATACCGGCGGTCTGGCCGCGCTCGATCATGCGCTTGCAGGTGTTGTAAAGTGCCATAGTGTTCCTTCCTTTCTGTTTATGCGGTGGTTTCATCATCGGTCACGCCAAGCTCCAAAAGAGTTAGGCGGTAGTCCTGGTCAAGGTTCAAATCGTCTGCGTCGGCCAGAGCGGATTGAGTGGATGCTACCTGCTCTGAAACTTCTGTCAGCGTCATGTACCGGTAGCCCACAAGCGTGCCGGAATAGTCTTTGGCCGTTACGGTACCGTCGCTGGCAAAAGTGACTGTGGCACCGCCTGCGGTCGTATACTTGCTGCCTTTCACGACGCGGGCAACAGCTTCCACGGTGTTCTTGTCGTCGGAGCTGCCTGTATTATACCGCTCCTTGATCTCGATATAATCGATGTCATGGTCTTTAGCGGATGTGCCGTCGCCCTCAGTCCAGACGATACAGGGAGTGGCAGCAGTGCCGTATTTGTATCCCTGAATGCAGGTTCTGTCGATATCGGCATTGTAGGCGGTTATTTTGATCTTGCGGTCGCTGGCAGTGTATTTGAAATCAGCATTAGATGCGCAGATCGCGGATACCGCCTTGCTGTTTCCACCTGTAAGGCTTAAATCTTTATTGGCAGAAAACTGGAACACATACAGAGAATCGAAATTATCCGGAGTGATGCGGATGAAATCAACACCTTCAGGAATGGTAGCTTCACAGCTCATGGTGTTGCCCCAGCCCCATTTGTTTGCAGAGATCTGCGTAACAAAGGCCAGACGTTCGGTCGGCGCGCCAGCTTTTGCGACCTGCGCCTGAATCACGGCCAGCTGGGCATCCACGGCTTCTTTGGCCGCAACGGCCTGCCACGTCCCATCCCCGCGCAAAAATTTACCCTGTGCACCGGCTGCGGGTGCAGGCACAAGGCCCTCTTTGCCAGCCGCGCTGGCAGTGGCGGCGGTCATCTTGGCGTAAGTGTGGTCGGTAAAAACGGCGTTGCTCGGCACGTCCTTGCCCAGCGAGTGAGTGCAGGGCACCGGCTTGCCGCCGCTGAAGTATACCGGTTTCGTCGCACTGCCCGCTGTTGCTGTATCGAGTTTGACGGCACTGTTGGCCGAGCCACCAGCAGAACCGGAACCGGCATAGTTGTGGGTGTGGCTCTTGGCCGCAAACACAGAGTCTGCCTTGCTCTTGATGTAGGTCCACAGCGCACTCATGGGCCTGCGGTGGAAGGTGGTGGTGCTGGTGCCGCCGCCAACGTACTGGCTCACATAGTAGTCCGCATCAGTAGGGGTCGAAGCACCGGTGGTCAGCGCGTTGATCATCGTGTTCAGGTCATCGGCGGTCTTGTTTGCTTTGTCAGTCAGCTTTTCATCCACCTGCGTGCGGGTGTAGTAGTCGCTCATGTTTACCGTCACCATGCTGTCACGCCAGGCATTGGTGTCGCGGTCCCATACCCAGATGCTGTCCGTGGTGCCCACCACAGCCCACCAGCCGTTTTCACCCACGGGCACCGCAGCAGTCAGGGCGTCTGAGGTCTCATACCAGCCCTGCGCGCCCAGCGTAATGGTGCGCACCTGCTCGAAATATTCCTTTATGGCCTGCAGGTATTCACCGGATTTTGTTTCGCTGCCCTTCGCATTGGATGCGCTTGTGCCCGCATTGGTCTCGCTGGTCTTGGCAGTGCTTGCCGCACCTGTGGCAGTGCTGGCCGCGCTGGATGCTGTCTGGGCATCTTTTTTTGCGGCTGCTGCCAGTGCAGCAGCTGCGGTTTTGCTGGTATTGGCATCATCTCGCGCCGCTTCGGCTTTCTTTGCGTTGGCCTGAGCACTGGCGGCGCTGGTACCCGCATTGGTCTCGCTGGTCTTTGCTGCGCTTGCGCTGGTGCTGGCATTCGTTTCACTCGTTTTTGCGACCTTCGCACTGGCCACGGAGTTTGTCTCCGAGGTCTTTGCCGCACTGGCCGAACTGACAGCAATTGTTTCGCTGGCCTTTGCTGCCTTTGCACTGGCGGCAGCGGCATTCACAAAGGTCTGTCCGTATGCCTCCACTTCCGCCTTCAGCGTCGCCATAAAGTCCCGGATCTCAGAAATGTCAGTTTTTGTGTCTACCACCAGGCCTTCCAGGCATTTTGCCTTGCCAAGCGTCGTGTGGAACGCACAGTTCACCATTCCGCCAGTGGTAATAAGGCCCACCACAATAAAGAACACATCGCCCTGATACGCTACAGCATCCGCCGCCACAATCCAGTCAAACACCACCGCATTGCCTTCAGTGTGTTTGCTCGTCACCGTGTAATAGTTTTTGTCACCGTTTGCATTCTGGTAGTTGATGCGCAGGTCAAACTTCGACATATCGTATCCGCGCCATGTTTTGTTCATTCTAAATCGGATGCGGTTCGCGTCTTTATCTCCCTCAACGCCCAGCACCACACCCCGCTCCGGAATGGCAATTATGCGCAGGTCTTCGTCGATCACAAAGTCGCAGGTGCTGTCCTCAGCACTCGTATCCGCCAGCTCGGCAAACTGCTTGTCCAAATCTATCATGTCACTTCACCTGCTCGATCAGTACCTTGCTTGTCACCATTCGGGCTTTGCCGTTCTGGCCCGCAAGGTACACCTTAAAGCTTTTTCCGTCCGTCACCTCATCAGGTACGGCGCACTCACCTTCCGCGCTCACAGTAACTGCATATTCGTCGTTGAACACAGCAATTTTCTTGGCCATAAGCCACTCCGGGTCACTCTGCTCAAAGCGGCAGCGCAGATAACCTTTGCTTCCCGCCGTAATACCCGCAAAGTCGCCGTGCTTTGCCAGCTGCTGCCCTTCCACGGCAAACTTCAACATCCGCATTGTTTCTCCTCCTTGTCACACGCCGTGTACAATCGCCATTCAAGCTCGCTGATAAGATTCTTTGTCGCTTCCATCGTGCTGGAACTCTGCGGCGGGTCAAATAGCATCTTCACCTTCAGCGCCGTATAGCTCTTTACCGCTTCAATGTCCGCCCTGTTCTGGCAAAACTCGCTCCATGTTGCCGTTGCATCGCTGATGCCAAAGCCCTCCTGAGGCCCAACGCCCATTTGCCGCAGGATCATCAGCACACTGTTGATGTGCATGATAAGGTCTGCATCGAACGCCGTGTACTCCTCGGTCAGTCCAAGGAGTTTCTTCACCGAGGTAAGGATACTGTCCATTTCTGATCACCTCAGTCTACAATGCACTGGTTGTCCCACTTCTTGTAGGCGTCCAGATAGGTCTCGCCCTTATCGCCGTTGTGGGTGATCTCGTAGTACATGCCGTCAGACACGGTGGTGCTCACCAGCGCCTTCCAGTTCTGCAGGGTTTTGCTGAACCATACGATGAACACGTCCTCCATCGTCAGCTTTTTGCCGTCGGTCACGTCAACGTGAGCGTTAAAGTAGTCCACCACCAGCTGCTTTGCGCGGTTCATCATAGCTTTGTTGTCCATTTTGTTTTCCTCCTTTTATTATTCCTCGTGGTCCATCACGCCCTCGGCTGCAATGGCTGCATTTGCCCAGAACAATGCCTCGTCCAGCTTCGTCAGTGCCAGACTGCGTTCCCGGCTTGGTGCAATACACCGCACCATTCCTTCTGTCTCCTGCATCTTCAGCCGCAGGTTTGTGCTGTATGCTGCTTCCGCAACATTGAATTTTCGTACAGGGTACATGTCATTTCCTCCATGGGCAAGTGTCGCCCGGTCGTCTTTCGGCAAATGCAGGCTTCAGGATTGCATCATCTCCATAATGGATGGCCTTGTGGGTACGGTCGCTTACGCAGATCACATTCTCCGGGTCCAGCAGTGCGTACGAGTGCTGGAGCACGTCCTCTTTTGTCAGCGGATTCAGATGGTGGATAATAATGCGCGGCCGAATGGGCTTTCCATTTCGTATCACCCAATCCGTGATCTCGTGGTCAGAGCATCCCAAATCACACCCTGCATCCCGCACAATGATCCTGTCCCGGAACTGCCGCCACTCTCTTGACTGGTAAAAACTCTGATTTAGCCACCGGTCAAAGCCAAAAGTATCGTATCCAACCGTACCGTGCAGCTGTAAATAGTGGAAGCGGTCTTCAAAGGTCGCATGCTGGCAAAGTTCAGAGTATGTCTTGCGATTCATCATCATCTTCCACTCCGCCGTATTCACGCATTGCTTTGATGGCCTCCTTATAAAGAAGGGCGTTATCCTTGGCTGCCTGAATGGCATCTGCTTTTGCATGAAGGAGTGTATTCTCTGCTTCCAGTTTTTTCTTTTCCAGCTCTGATTTGACAGTAGCCAGCTTCAGAAAATGCGTAGTTTCGGCAGAAGACGCTGTTCCTTCTCGCAAACGCTTTTCCACCAGATCCATTGCTAGGGAAATCATTTGGTTTTCTCGTACTTCTGGGGACAATGTTGGCCGCATAGGAGCCACATCCTCAGAAGCAGCTTTCTTTGTCCTCATTTTTGTATTCCTTCTATTCTGTTTTGATTTGGTTTATTGCAGAATCATGCCCGTTTCATTTGCTTTTCAATGGCTTTTGTAAGAGTTTATGGGAGCCGGTCATGGTGTCTTTCTAATCATTTGAAAGGAGAAGAAAAATGAACAAACGACAATGGAGGCTGTCTGAAGAGATCACCCTCCCATAAACTCTTACAAAAACCACCGAGGCCCAGTCTACACCCTGAACCTCGGCAGTGGCGTTGAAGCCCAATTCTCAATTTTCCCTCCGGGGAAAAATCAAAGATCGACGCGATTTGGGGAGGGGGTGTATTTTTCGAGCACCCCCCTATACTCCTTTTACGCTATTTGCTCTTCGGGAGCATCGCCCTCGATGTTGATTTTGAGCTTTTTGTAGATATTGAGTGGATCATTAGCCACAATTTGGTCAATAGCATGCTCAATTTCATACGCATTTTCTGCGTCCGTGAGCTGGTCAGAGGTATACGCCATCCGCATCAGTAGGCCAGACGAGTTATAGCCCTTATCAGTATCAAACTGATACCAGTCCTCAAACTGATTATAAGGACTATAAGGGTTATCAACAGTGGTTAAAAAGCATCGAACCATAATTCAAAGCCTTTCTTACTTATTAAGATTGTCGTAGATCGTAGATTCGGAAACATTACAAGCCTTGGCAATCTCTGCATAGCTGTAGCCATTGGCCAGCATAGCCTGCGCCTTGCCTAATTTGGCGGAAGACAGAGTTGTGCTCGCCTTTGGCATTGCTCTCTTGATAATTTCATCTGACTTTGACGAGTTCAGAATCTTCATCAATTTGGAATCAGAGATTGCTCCAGCCTGAACTGCTTCCCATTCGCGATCTGTAAACGTAATCTTCGTCTTACTGCCGCTTGCGCCAACAGAATCACGTGCACGCTGCATCTCAACAGCAGCGATCTTCTTGATTTCTTTCTTGTCTTTCTTATAGTCCAAGCCCTGAGCCTGCACTTTGGCCTTAATATTCTCGTTTGCAATAATGGCAGCACGTCTTTCTTTCGGCTTATTACCAATAACCGCATTGAGCTTGGCATTAATGGACTCTACTTCAGCTCTATATTTTTCGGCTGCATCGGGGCTCTTCTTAATGCCAGGTGTATTTTTTGCTTCTTTTCGAGCCTGATTGGCCAAAGCTTTCAGTTCATTCGAGAAATCGGCATAAAGGTTTTCTTGGACGGTACCAGAAGATAAAGTTCGTGCATCAGGCGTCATAGAAATAAGGCTTACTTCAGTCATGGCCTGTACCCTCTTGCCCGTCTTCGGGTCAATATAGGTACGACCGGACTCTTTATAAATCTTCTCACCTGTCTCCTTGTCGATATGAGCGCTTCCTTTGCGCTCAGGTACCCGAACGGTTTGTTTTCGTCTTGACAGGAGCGTAGATGCGCCGCCATATTTTTCAGTACCATCCTCTTGCACTCTGATCTGCCATTTTTGCTTTAGCTCCTGGATACCGTTTTCACGTTCGGAACGCTTATAATCCAGCTTGTGCTTTTCCGCATCAATAACAACCATGGAGTGCTTAACAGCACGGGCAATATCACTTTCCGGTGCACCACGAAGAGTCATATCAGTAATGAGATTGGAAATAATTCCCATTTCCTTCTGCTTTTCCTCTTTCTTCATGAGGCGCACGCCATTGGGATTTCCTTCAGGTACTGCATATGCTGTCTTCGGGTCAAAGTCCTTCAAATCCTTCAGAGCGGGGGTGGATTTAATATTGACTTTGCTCGACATCGGAATGGCCACGACAGTATCGCCATCGAAGTCCGCACCAGACAGCCGTTCTGCAACCTTAGCGTTGATACCGATAGCGTCCTGTACCGCACCAAGATTCCTACGGCCAGACAAATTCTTATTGTTGACCGTCACAAGTGGAATTTCAAAGGTACCTGCATGAGGAAAACGAACCAATGCAAGCTGAGTTCCATCAGGATATGTAGGGCAATAGCATTCTCTCTCACCGATTTTGGACAACGGCAAAATGACCTTCGTTGCCTGACCAGGGAAAGATGAGGCTTTCAAAGTCATTGAATTTCCTTCACAGATATCGGCAAAGTCCATCAGCAGCTTTTTCCGAATTGTTGGATTATCGTACTGCATAATTTCGTCATACTCTGCTTTGCGGTCTGCTACGGTAAGGTCAAGCTGCTGTTTCATCAATTTAATAGGCTGTTTGGACAGGAACTGTGAAGAAAGGTTCTTTGCCATAGTATCCCAGTCACCTTCTTCCTTCAACTTATTGATGGGCGACAGGTGTTCTTTTCCATCCTTACCAATATAAGTGCTCTGGCCATTTGCCTTGATGGCTGCACCAAATGGATTGTCCGGGTCATCCTTGATGGGCTTCAGAACCTTCATTTTCGGAGTACCGGATTTCTTGTTGGTGTTGAAGGCCACATCATAACCTTCAGGAATATCATCGGAATACACAGCCATGCCTTTCAGATAGTGACTGTCATCCACCATGATACGAACCTGGGCGTAATGTGATTTTCCGAGGTTCAGATCAGCAACGCCTCGCCGAATCTCGATAACACCATCTTTATCCAATCCACCTTCATCGCCATACCGGATATAAATACGGTCAGAACTCATACTACTGGGACGCTGAAGCTTCTTGAAAGTTTCGCCACCATCTTCAGAATGATACTCACCAAGAGACTGGATTTCATTCTGATGCTGATATGCATATTTCTGGTCATATTCCGGCTTTGCCAGAACGGTAATATTGGTCTGTTGGTTTATATTCGTCGGCTGACGGATGCCCACGCCATAGCGCTGGTATCCATGCTCTGCCTCTAAAATAAAAACAGCATCGTCTAAATCACCTTCTGAAACACCCAGAACAAGATTAGTGCCTTCCGAAACGTCGATCATACCTTTTTTATCGACTTCTTTTCTCAACGTTTCAGCAATTTCCTGACTTCGGGTATATTTATCAGGTTTGTTGCTCTTCAGCATTGAACGAACAGTGGATTCGGAAAGGCCCATCTCACGACCAATTTCAGTTGGGCCGAGACCATCCTGCGATAAGGCACGTGCGCGGTCATATTTGAGCTGCTGACGTTCATGAATGGCTCTACGCTGTGCCATACGGAACTCGGTAGCACCCATCTTATATTCTTCAGGAAGAGAATCATTGATGGTCTGGAGAATATCCTTCTCCTTCATGCCACTCTTCTTTAGCTCCTCAACACGAGAGAGAAAATCGCCTGAGCGCTGATATGGATTTTCACCAGAACCCCACGGATATCTGCCAGAATGGCGTTTGGTGCCATAATGCTCCAGGATACTGTCTTCCGGCGCGACACCTAAATATCCTCGAATATCTCTTTCTACCGGATTCATGCTGTAACTCCTAACTTCAGTTCAGTAATAACTTTATCGAACTCGATGATTTTGGCAATAATGGGGTCGATGTCTTCACAGGTCGGATTCATGATCCAAATGTCATCATTCTGATAGATGCGGTTTTCAATTTGAATATCGCGAGGTTTGATGCCATACTCCAAGCAGAAAAGCGCATCATAAATGAAAAGCTGTTCCATGTGTGCCGGTACCAGACCAGTCTTCAAATCGTGGATACGCAGGAAGTCATTTGCAAAATGGATTGTGTCAGCCGTGCCGTAACAGTTCTCCGAATAATAAAGAATCACTTCCGGGCTCATACAAAAGCCAATTGCATCGTTGACATAGGCGTTGAGTGTCTTTTTACTCCGAGGAAGCTTCTGCCCCAGTGCAATACTTTCTGCAGCATATGCGTGAAGGCGCGTTCCTCTCTCCTTCGCCTGATAGTTTACAAAGGACTCTGCGATCCGAGCAGCATCATAATTGATCCAATGATATTTACTCGCCCCCAGAAAAGCATGCTGGCCTTGCAATCGTGAATGATCGTTCCAGTTCATCCAGTATCTCCTCCTTGTTCTCAGGATAAATAAAAGAGGCATAACTCATCTCGTTCATCTTGGCTACGTAGTAGTCTTGATTTGGACGATGCGATGCTTTGCCTGTCTTCTTTCCTTCGAGTGCTGCCCACCTGTCTCGATATAAAACCAAGAGATCCGGAATCCCTTGAATTTCATTCGGGTCAAGATGAATGACCATACAGCCGGGAAAGCGTTTCTTCAGGTCTTTCACCAATCCTGTTTTGAATTTGTTCTCTAACATACAAACCTCCAAAAATAAAAGAGGAACAGCATGTTTTTACGCACACTGTTCCTCCCATAAAAGAGCAAGAAATTTACGCGGGAATATTTGGTAATAATTGTCAATCTTTTAGAAGGGTAAAAATATAAGGACTGCCACAATCGTGACAATCCTCAAACTTTCATCTTACAGATACCAAGTAAAGGGTGCTTCCTCGTACATTTCAGGAGGACCCGCCCGCTTCTCTGCATTCGGATACATATATTCGCCATAATCGTTCTTCAGACCGGTCTCATCATCCCAATAGGGCATGGGCCAATCAATGTCGGAAATATCATAGACCTTCCCGCAGATAGGACAACGCCACTTTTCCTGATTTCGTACCTTTCTCATCCTGACGCCATTGCATTCGCACCAGGGCTCTTTCACATGAAGTTCTGTATTACCATTATAATAGCAGCGCACCAAATTATTTGCGCTGTCCAACGTAGTCCACTCGTGATAGCCAAACTCATTCTCATACCTGGCCATAAACGGAATTTCACGCTTTTTCATAACTTTGCACCTCATAACTCAATTATATAGTTTTTGTTGTTCTTTTACAAGGTGAAAGTGGTGGCCCTCTTGGCCAATTCGAGCAGAAAACTCGCTGTGGCCAAAAACCCATTTTTATTTCCAACTACTATATATAAAATTTTTAATTTTTTTATTAAATTAAGAAAAAAAGTGGGTTTTTGGCCAAAATGCATATTTTCAACGTATCTACGTCAAAAGTTATGGCCATTTTTGCAAAAATTTTTGGCCACAAAGTGGGTTTTTGGCCATAAAATCGCCATTTTTTCACACATTGACAATCATTGACAAAAATTTCACGAGAAAAAATGGCCAAAAATTCACACCGTGACAATCTTTGACAAATATTGACATCAAAAAAGAAAAGGCCCTGAAATTGCTCCAGAGCCTCCCTTTTTCAGCGGATGATGCCTAAATTTTCAAACATTGCCATGACGGAAACGTATGCCATGAGTGCTGCAAAGATGAGCAACATAACGAACAAGTAGCGCCTTCTCTCAGCTTCCTCTTCTTGCCGTTTCTTCTCTTTTAGTGCCATGCGCATCATGATAATTTCCTTCAAGTCCTTAGAAAATCCCATCCAGAGCACACCCTTTCTGTCCCAAGAATATCAGTCTTTGACTATGATGTCAAGGTTGATAATGGCCACTATCCGTCTGCAACGTTCTCCTTTGTACCGGAAGATTACAGCAGGAATCATCGTGTCATACTGGATTTCGCTCACGGGTTTTTGAACAGTCGGATTGGTGCCACGAATGCGTACCCAAACCTTACCATCGTCGATACTCTTTTGGTCAATGCTAGAAATATCGCGCATCGCTTATTGCACCTCCTCCCGTATCAAATATCGCGCAGAGATATACATGAACTGTTTCAAAGGCATCGCCTGCCGAGGAGTATCGCCCAGTACCTCGTAATAAAGCGGCCCATGCGTCTGCTTCCGAATCACTGCATAGTCTACCGCCCGACGAAGAAGTCTGTCCATTGCAATGGCGCTCGTGTGATACTTCACGCACAGCTTTCGGTTAATGTCCACAATGGTTGGCGATTCGTTATGCTGTAGAGCGCTTTTGAGAATATCAATTGCATCAATAAGAGCATCAAAACCGCTCATCCAAACAGGCACACCCATGCCATCTACAAATTCGTATGTAGTAATCACGGCCTTACCTCCACGTCCGGCAGAATATCCGTGTGGAAATAGAGCTTATAGTGGTATGGATCGGTATGAGTGCCGGTGATATCCTCAACAACATACATGGTGTACTCGTTCAGGTAAATATAATTCTTCTTATACTCGTTCGGACCGGTCTTCACTGTGCACACAAGTTCGTTGTTGTCATTGTTTGAAATGGACATAGCACCTTCCATTTCAAGGATGACGTTGTCCGTACGTGCGTTATAGACCGTGATCCGGCGCTCAGCTTCAAAGTAGTTGGCCTGCTTGGAAATATTCCGATTCACCTTATCCGCTTCGGAGCAGCTGCACAGAACCATACAGCCCACGAGCATCATCAGACATGCAACGACGCAAATAATACGATTTTTCATAGTTAATCACCTCAACCAAATATCATATAAATTAAAAGCAAGAACCATCCTGTATATCTGATGATTCTCTGTTTTTCTTTGCCGATGTTCTCAGCAAAAGACATTCCAATTGCGATAGCTTGCAAAATAACGCTTGTGAGCAGCACAATTCACATCACTGAACCCTTTCCCGTCTGGTCGTCCTCAGGCCAGTACGTGTAAATATCATCGAACACCACCGGGATCTTGCTCTGCAGTTCCTTCAGCAGCGGGCACATCAGTTCTCTCATCTGAGGATGGGCCGCCACGGGAGTACGCAGCTTGAAGATGTTGCGCCACTCACGGTAGTTGGCAGTCACCACGATCTCGGTCTTCAGGCACAACGGCAGCACGCAACGAGCCTGTTCGGGACGATAGCCGTTCATAAGCATCAAAAAATAAGTTTTTTCTGCCAATTCGCAGGATTCTACCCATTTACGATAGAACAGGCGATTCTGTTCTTTATCGATATAAAACGGCTCCACGACGGTAATGCTACCCTCAAACTTCTCCTTTGAGTAGTTGCAGTACCGGGTGCTCTCCTGCGCAAAGCTCGCAATGCGGTGCCGCACCAGCTCATTGGCCACGCCACGATCGCACGTGAACAGCACGCTCAGCTGAGAATGCTCAAGCATAGCCTCATGCCCTTGCTTCACCAGAAAGCCCACCAGTTTCTTTGCCGACTCACCATCCGGCGTGATCTTATCCTCGCTCTTGTAGCACACACGAGCCACTCGCTCGATCTGCTGCAGCTCCTTGATGCCGCCCTCAGAGATATCAGTGAGAATTTCGTACTTAGGTTCAATGATTTTCATAAAATGTTTACCTCCGTAATATTGTTTGTATCGTTCAAATATCAAGCATGAATCAAAATCAGGCCGTCTCCCCTAACTTAACTTCACGGACTACCCGGTCAAACTCTTTGATCTTTTCGATGATAGGATCGATGTCCTCAAAAGTAGGATTCGCAATCAAAACTTTATCGTTCTGATAGATGCGGTTTTCGATTTGAATATCGCACGGCTTAATGCCACGTTTCAAGCAGAAAAGCGCATCATAAATGAAAAGTTGCTTCATATCTGCCGGTTCATGCTTGGTTCTCAGAGCATGGATGCGTAGAAAATTGTTTGTGAAGTCGATCGCGTCGGCTATGCCGTAGCAGTTCTCAGAATAATAAAGCCCTACCTCAGGAATCATGTGAAAATCAATTGCGTCATTGATATAAGCGTTGAGCGCCTTCTTGCTCTGAGGAAACTTTCGTCCAACTCTAATACTTCTCGCCGCATATGCATGCGGATTCTTGATGTCGCCCTCTGGTTTAACGAATTTCATAATTAGATCCCCTTTTCATCAGTGAATTCAGTATTTCGAGCTGACTGAGGCTCTTTCCATTGCATCCCTTGCGGAACTATATACCCGAGATTGGCCATTTGCTTATGGTCACAGGATTGCACTTTTGGACACTGCTGGCATTTTTGAGCAAGAATAGTAATCGCGCCAAAGTCCTCGTTCATACGCTACCCTCCTTCTTCAACTTGCACTCCCAGTTCCCGCAGATGTCACCGCAGGCGTATTTCTTGGCAAATTTCATACCCTTTTCAATAGCCTCCTGCTTGTCGGTCGCTCTGACTTCAAAGCTCTGATAGCCGCCACCATTGTCTGTGCAGGAAAATATAAAGGCGTGTTTCATAAGAAATCCTCCGTAATAGCTTGTACAAACATATCAATTACTTCGTTCAGAAAAGCAACCAACCGATACGGCCAAGATCTTTTCTTTTCATACCAAGCTGGGATGGTCGTAGTTTCTGTCTGACCGTATCGAATACTTCCTACCGCTTGCTCCGTATCAACCAGTGAGTGATTGGTGTTAACGCACCAGATTCGTGCGTCTTTCAAAGTGATATAGCCATTCGCCAACAGCCAAGCAACATCGTCTATCGACGTGAAATTTCCAACCGGAACCCTGTAGCCATACTCAAGATCATATGTAGTAAGGGCATTCCGAGTTTGTTTTCTTACCATATCAATAGGTCGGCCATTCGCGTAGATGGTTTCAACGTCATCATCAGAAAATTCGTACACTGCCTTAATCCAATTCCGGATAGCTTCTACGGCTTCTTCATATGACACTCTTCCCTCATCCATAGCCTTCTCACCTCACAGCAGAATTCGAAACCAGATAAACCAAAGCACCTTCAGCGTGAATGCAATAATGATGGCCCAAGCGCACAAAATAAGTGTCAGCGCGATAGCTCGGCCAAGAAATTTTCCAACTTTCGTCCAAATATCAGTCACTTTTCATCAACCCTTTCAAAACCCACAAAGTCTCCAATACTAACATGTCCGCCCTTACAGAAATGAACCGGTTGAAACTTCATACAGCTATCAAAATGGTGAACAGCATCATCTAAACCACAATAATGATATCCGCTGTCGAATTTTCGTTCACAGTACCGGCACTTATAGGTCGCCTTGTACACAATCACCCCGCACACCTCCTCGCAGCATCCACCCGGCACTCCGCAGCGTTCAACTCAAAAATAGCCGCGTCCACAAATTCCGGGTCACAGTGCTCGAAGTGGTTCCGAGCCACCTCCAAGGCCTGCAAAGCCTCCCGCAGGGTGTTAACCGTCGTCGGAATCGGCTCCATGCGGAATATCTTTTTGACATACTCAGCGATTTTTCGCAGCATTTCTACACCTCCACATCTTTGTAACCTGACGAGCCGTCAGCCAACCTTCTACGTCATTGCAGTAGCCGAGTATCGGGCCGCCCATAACTTCAATGAGCCCCTGTTCGTAACCATAACTTCCCTCGCAGCAAATACCATCCCACAGGCGACAACCTTCAAAATCATATACTACAATTTGGTCGCCACACTCATCGCGGCCATTAAGAAAGTTGCAATCGTAAGTATGCGGAACCTTAGCGTGCTTCAGCAACACATCCAGCTTCTGCATCTCGGTCATGTGACTCCAAACACGGAGCTTCCAGGTTTTCTTAGACATGTTTCTCATTTCTGCATTTCCTTTCGTCAGCCTCCATGGTCTTTGCAATTTTATGCTGAATATAAAGAACACAGCCAGCCTGACTATCACACCCGAATGAAGCCAATAGTCCAGCAATAGCATTCAAAGAGTTCAAATCCTCTTCAGCAAATATCATTTAGCGTTCACCATCCCTCCTGATACTCTACGATTTTAGTCGCTTCACTCTGAACCCGGCGTAAGAAATCACGCGCACCGAAGCAACCGCATTCCGCCAATGTCTCGGCGATATTGCCCAAAATATCCATATCGGTTCTTGTGAGATTAACTTGAGGAATAACTTCAATGTTCTCTTCAGTGATGAATGGCATATACTCCCCGCAATGGCAACATTTAATGTTCATGCGTTGCATACAAATATCTCCCTTCAAATTTAAAAGACAAAGAGCCGCAGATTTCTCCGCAGCTCGATTCTTCAGTTTTCCTTAATCAGTTCATCAAATTCTTCACGTATGATATATTTATTGCCGAGAGCTTTAAACAGCCCATCAAAGCGACCGGCAGTATACCCGCTTTTGTATCCAATATCCCAAGCTTCACGCCATGACTCATCCTTGATTTTCTTAATCTTTGCACGAGTCATGTCATGAACCTCATAGATTATCAGCCCAAGAGCACCGCATACAAATGTCTCTTTGATGAGCACTTTCAATGCTTTTTTCATAATAAGTATCTCCTTTCAAATATGAGTTTACCTCATAAAGGAGTCTGTTATTTTCGCGCCTTCTCCTCGAACTTCACGGGCTTCTTGCTGCCCTCCCGCGCACACTCTGTCAGGCACTCGTTGCAGGGTTCATCCGTCTCCAGCACCTTGAAGTTCTTGCACTTCGGGCAGTAGGTCGCATAGTCCACTTCACGCATCCAGTCATTCATTAGGCTTCACCTCCCGAACGATTGTTGCATTCCCACAATGAGGGCAAGTCGTAATCACTCCGTCTGGAATATTGGTATACTGTGATCTTTTGCGGACCCACCATTCAGTCGGCGCTTCAAAATGACGACCACAGGAACTGCAGACAACTGTGATAAGCGGTTCATCGTTCGAGCTTTTCATCTTTACCGCAAACCTATCATCCAATTCCGGATGGGTCACCCGCTGGTTCAGTGCCCAGAGGAGATTCCAGCAGGCAGCGCGCAGGTGATCCTCATCGTCCATTCCGACCATGTACTTTGCCAGATGCCGAGAAGCACTGTCCAGCAGCGAATGCAGCGGAATACCCTTATCCACATTGTGCTCACCATACTTCAGCGCACCTTCCTCGCAGTGCTTGCTGACCTCCATGATGCCATACCAAGGCAGAAGATCCATCCGCCCCTTTCCTGCATGCATATCACGCTTGGCACCGGTTTCAAATTCGGTGCGGTCGCCAGAGTCCTTAATCATTTCCTTTTCCTCCATGTGTAATAAACAGCATAAAGCTGGTTGCGCTCTTTAAGTCTATTGACAATTTGTTTGTTGATCTCAATATGTGTTCTCGGAACAAACAGTTGTTCTGGAGCATTGATGCAACAGTATCTCTCCCTAAAAGGAATATGTTTTTCGCTTCGATCAACCAAGAAGCAGCCTATGATAACACCGTCGTTCCTGATACAGAGATATTTCCAAATAACAGACAATGGGCTGCTGCCGTAAGGAACAAACATTGCATCTTGCTCGCCAAAGTGCGTTACGCGATGGCAATTAGCCTCAATTACCTTGATAAGTTTCTTTCTGGTTTTCTTTGAAATATTTCCCATCAGCAGAACCTCCTGATTCTCCCCTGCATAACCTTGTTGGGAATATCCAGCCACCGGATTTTGCATTTGTCCTTGTAGTCAGGGCGCAGCTTCTGCAGAATCATCTTCAATGACTGCCTCTTAATTCCTTCGATCAAGTCCATGAGACAAGCCGTTACTTTCTCGAAGTATTCTGCAATTGCATTTAAGGCATCTTCCATTTTCTCACAGGTCGTCGCAATAAACCTTAAAGAATCATAAATATCATGCTCCATAAAATTTCCTTTCATTAAATGCTTTCTTCGAGTTCAGTGCCCTCGAAATCGCCAGATCAATTCCCGCCCTGCTCTTCAGATGATAGTAGAACAGGTTCTTGTAAGGTGTGTTCAGCCGGTCGATTCTGCCTGCAGCCTGCTCCATAATCTTGTAGGAGTAGTTCTGCGAGTAGAATATGACGGTATCGGTCTTGATGCAGTTCCAACCTTCTGCACCCGCATTGTACTGGACCAGATATACCCACTTCTTACCGTCAGGGATTGGCTGGTGCTTATGGCCGTTCCATTGTGCTATTTCCGCATCATCGCCATAGGGCAGATTCATGAGAATATCCAGCTCATAATCGAAATTATAGAAGATTATGACTCTAGGGCGGGTCATGCAAATATCCAGAACTTTTTGTGACCTAGTCATGTCTGTGTTCACCAGTTTCCGCAGCAAATAACAAAACTCGCTGGCGGTCTCAATTGGTTTGTTTTCCCACAGGTTCCAGCGAGTTTTACAAATTTCCAGATACTTAGGCTTGTCATACTCGACAAAAACATTCTCATGGTGAGATACAGTAGGTCGCTCAAAGTCCATATCTACAAGCACCCGTTCACGCAGGCGTACCAGTCGCTGGGTGTTCAGATACCGGTCAATTTTCGGATACTTCGAGAACCGCGAGTAAACTATATGTTCATTTTTAAACTGGGTACGGTTTTTATAGAATCCATTTGCGACGAACACCGGGATATAATCGGTCCAGCAGTCACCGGGTGTGGCACTGAGCAAAATCCATTTATTTTCTTTTGTAATTTTCAGGAAGGATCTTACCCAAGTGCCATCCCCAACTACCCGCTGCTCATCGAAAATGAAAAATGCGTTCTTCACGCCGACGTACTTTCCGATGTTGTTCCATGAATCCACAACCACCTTGTGATCGTAAATATCAAGGTTGCTGTCGGTGGACATATAGAAATGGGCCAGTTCTTCCTCCCACTCGCCTGTATCGCGCTTCCTCGCAGTGGTGATAATGTACAAGTCGGGTGGATCATGCATCTTAACGTAGTTTTGGGTGTTTACTGCGCCACCACAGAGCGTATAGTAAAAGGCCAAACTGGTTCTTGATTTTCCGCTTCCTACACCACCACATAAGATGCATCCGATTTTCATTCGTTCCAGCGCATCTTTTTGGTAGTCATAGAGCGTTATACCCGCCATCCAATCACCTCATTTCCGTGTGAACATGAATCTGGTTAGGATAGCAATGGTTCTCATAAGCTAAAAGCTGTTTGGTGCATTCTTCCTCGTCTTCACCTTCACCGCGAATCGTGTAGGAAAAAAGTTCTTTGCCTTCTTTTGTAAAAACTTTCCAGAGTTCCTTTATGTGATTAGTGTAGTCCGTGTTTTTTACAGTATTCTGCATACTGAAGCCCCTCCTTGGTAGCCTCTCTCATGATTTCCTGCAGAGTTGGTCCAGTGTACTTCGGGTGCTCCAAAGGCAGTACCGGGTCATTGGTTGCATAGCCAAGTCTGCAAAAATCGCAGTATTTCCTTGTCACAGACACGTTGTGCATCACAGCGCCACACTTTGCACAGCGCTTTGTAACTTTGCTATCACCCATGAAAATCACCCAGCCTTTGTTTCATCACTGATGTTCGGGCAATAATCTGTGTAGAAGGTCAAATCGAAAGTTGCCGAACCGTCGCTCTCGAAATTTACATTTGCTTCCGCCACAGCTTCATGCTGATAAACTTCGGTCAGGATCACTCCAAACATCTCAATCACGCTGCTTTCGGCTACAGGAAATGCTTCTGCAATTTCCGCGCTCGTGAATATCCAGTTGCCGCTGGAGGTGTTCTTGGTACCTTCCTCGACCATCCATTTCACCATTGCCGGGACATAGTTTCTTGCGCTCATGCTGTTTTCTCCTTTGTTTATTCAAATATAAGGCTTGCACCTCTGGTGGGTCAGGCAGGATTTGAACCCGCGATCACGCAGTTATGAGCTGCCAGCTTTCAGCCAGACTAAGCTACTGACCCAAAATAAAAAGAGCCTCAGATTTCTCCGAAGCTCTCATGCATCTGTAAAGGAAGCGGATTATTTCGCGTTATCTTCAGGTTCACAGGGTCGAACGTCCAGATGTGTTCTTCCCTGAGCATCTGTAAAGAAATCAAACTCTTCCGGGTTATGGAAAAGCTTTTCGTACCTCCGAATGAGTTCCTGTGACAGATCGCCGAAATCATCCTCGGTCAGACCAACGATCAGGAAAGTTCCAACAGCAATATCATAGGGAATCCCAATCTCATTACAAAGCACTCTGTTACAGTTACTGAAGGAATCTTCGGCCAGTTTTCCTTCCTCATTGCAGATAAGTGCAACCGGATCGTCCCATGGGTAGACCGCCTGAATCGGACCGGCCACTTCTTTCTGAAGAGATTCGAGCGAGCCGTCGATTTCAATAACTTCAGGATACTTCTTGGGCTGGATTCTCAAGACTTTCATACGTTCAACCTCCCCAAATCAAAATATAAATCGAGCTGTTTCCTCTGAGAACGCCATTTGCGACGTGAGCACTCACCGGCTGGAGCATTCAACCGAGGACTGACCCCGGCACTCGAAATATCAATTAGTAGATTTCAAGATTGTCTACTCTCTGGTCAATGAGCCGCCGCTCAATGACATCCGGTGCAACGTAGGACAGATTCACCAGATACTGCGGTACACCGTAGAGTTTGGCGACATGGTTCTCGATGATGCAGCCATCATAATCTTTCTGGTCATCGAAAATGCCGATGAAGCGATCTGCTTCCGACAGTTTCTTGATGCTCTCACCGAGATACCAAAGAGCCATGTTGACGTTTTCAGGAGGATCACCCTCAAAATAAGTCGGGATAACTTCCAGTTCTTCACCAAAGACAGCCTCTGCAATCTTGTGCATCTGCTCCATGGATGCTTTAATGGCGTATTCCGTGCGATTACGCATAGGAACACTGATAAACAGTTTCTTCATGTGCTCCTCCTTAGAACGGCATATCGTTCGGATCGTTAGGCTCAGCCATCTCGCGCTGCTCATACTTAGCAGCATACGGGTCGGCATCTGCATCCTGCTCCACGTAGAGAATATCCGCATACAGCGTGTACTGGCCGGGGTTGTTCCGGTTCTCATACAGGTTAGCCTGCAGGTTCACGTTCTTCACACGGATATAATCCAGCTGACCGATGTTCTCGGCATTACAAGCAACCTTACGGCCGGTGGTGGTGATCCAGAAAACCTGCGGAGGCCACTTGGAGTCCATGTTGACCGTCACCGGAACGTAGAAGGTCGGTACGAACGGCTCGTCGTAAGTGCGCTCAGGGTTCGGCTTGGTCTGCTTGACGTTCAGCCCCATTTCGATGAGCTGCTGAGCCTGCTCCTCCGTAGGGATGACCACGTTCACACGCCGCCGGGACGAGCCGTAACGGTCGCGGTTCGGGTCGCCGGAGAAATTGGTGTCGAAGATGAACCGGGTATTGTCAATATTTACCTTTGCTTTCATAATAGAAACTCCTTTACTCTTTTTCTTTCTTGTCGGCCGCAGAATAGCCACGGCGCATTGCCGCATATGCTCCAGTCAGCAGGCCAGCGGTACTATCCTTGGTCTGTGCAGCCACCTGATCCAACTCTTTCATTGCCTTGACATAAGCAAGAGTGTTCTCATTGGTTTCATCTGACTTGCACCACTGCTTAAAGATCTTGTGAAACCGGCTATCATTACCCGCCATTTTCTTCACGATAGCCATAGCGAGGCCCTTTTCCTTATCGAAAATATCATTGGGTCCACACTTCACCACAGTCTTAGTACCATCCGACCACAGAACAACCGTTGCCGGGGCGTTGAAGATGACCTTACGGATGCATACACTACACATACCGAACTTCACAATATCATTCTTCTTGGCACGCTCCGTGGACTGGCGAGAGTAGTCAACTGCCATTCCTTTGTGTATAGCCCTTGCGAGTTCATGATTGTCCATAAGCACCACTGGGGGCAAATCAGGGCACATGTTCCAATTCCAATAATCCTTTCTCATTTATCTCACCTCATAATTTCTTGCAGCTTCGTCCTGAATATCACCCCACGGCAAATCAGGCTTCTGCCAAGGCGGCATTCCACCATCGTCCGATACGAACCATTCCAGGTCGCCGTACTGAGCAATAGTGTCCGCCGCCTCATCAACCATCTTGTCGAAATAAGAGCGGTCAATGCTATCCTCCAGATGAAGGTTATAGACCATCTCACTTTCCAACCAGCGGTAGTCTTTGGCTCCAGTGACCGAATTGTATTTCGTCTCACCGTCGTCTCGGACACCCGCTTCACGCATCAGTAGTGCTCCGCCGCATCCGGGTTTGATGGGGCAGAATTGACCAACGCGCCCCACGAAAATATAATTGTGCTCGTCTTCGGGCAGAGCCTCGTTTTTATCGAGGTAGATTGCGCCCTTAGAAACCGACTTGGTTTCACAAAGGTCGTCGAACACAATATCTTCGTGGGAGAAAAGCGTCTTGAACACATACGGCACCTGAAACTGAGCACCAGTCGCAGTCCAATGACCGCCCTTCTTCTCGTTCTTTTCAGGAATATAACCGTATTGTGCCTTTGCTGTATCTGCATCGAGGTACTTTGCAATATAAACGGCGTTGTTCACAAGGCACATTTTTTCGTATGTAGCCTCATGCTCAAACGTGTACCCGTACTTTTTCGCAAAATCCATGCAGAAGTCAATGATTTCAGGCGTTGCATCCGGAATCTTGATAGAGTCTGTCTTGATGTGTGCTACTGTGAAACCACGCTGCTGCACCTCGTCCTGCAGAGTGCGCATAAATAAAGCCCCACGAAGTGCCACAATGTTGTTGACGTTCTTGGGGTTGCGGAACGGATTGTCGAAACTCGCACTGGTCAGGCCATACACCGAGTTGATAGCAATTTTCAGAGCCTGCGCCAACGCTTTCGCTTGTGCGGGGTCATCCAAATATTTGGACAATTTGCCGCCAAAGAGCTTCTTGGCCTTGTCGTACTCACCATGTTTTACATAGATACGTACATCCATCAGGTCATTGAAGTTCTTGGTGTAGTCGCCAAAGTAGTTCAGAGCGACGGCCGAGTGCGGGTGTAGGGAGGCAACGTCCAGAAGGGCGATGTTGCAGTACATACCAGGTTCAGCATAGACATAACCGCCAAGGCCCAAATCAGTACCACGAAACATATTGTGATACCGACCATCTTCGCCTCTGACCCACTCATAACCCGGGAAGGCGTTGATAATGTTCTTGTCGGTCAGAATATCAGGCTCGACTTCTACCACCGAATCGGACTTGCCGGTAGCCAGATCCGTATACACCAGTTGAGGGTGCTTTTCCTTGCCGAAAATAATGCGCGTAGTCAGGCTGTTGGTAGTATCGTTGACGGTCATCCCAGCAACATCTGCCAGAATTTCACGTGCAACAAAGTCGGCCTTTCGATCTTTAGAGTTGAACACTGCTTCGGTAGCGATAACGTCATTGTCACAATACTCCGCGACCTGTTCCCATTTCTCTTCGGGCACCGGCTGGTTCCAAGGTAAGCCAAGCTCCTGATGATGGATACCCAACTCAATCTCGAACTTTTTCAGGCTCTGTTTCTTCGACGAGAAATCGAAAATATCCGTGTAGGACAGGTTATAGGCCTCACCAAAGAAGCCCATATGGTCATTGATAATGCGGTTCGACAGTGCGTACAGCTGCTCCGTATTCCAGCCGAGCATGCAAGCCCAAAGCATGTGGTTATCGTATTTGCGGTTATTAAAGCCAATCAGACGGTATTGTGTCAACTTCTCAATATCCGTAGGGCTAGGATTGATCAGCCGATTTACCGGCTTATCCTCTCCAGCGAACTTCCAGTTGACCAAGAAGAGATTTGGGAACACTTCACAGTCAAAAAATACGATGGGTGCTTTCTCACCGTCATCAACCTGTGATTCAACATCCTCTCTTGACTTGAAGTGCATCTTCGCCGTGATTTTCAGACAAGCATCGGCCTGGTTCGTGCTGTTTACGGCAAAGGCAAGAATTGCATTGCGCATATCGTCCACATTATAGGGAATCCCACTTTCGTAGGCTTCATCCATAATATGGGCAATAAAGTCAATGCTGGGTTTAGTGTAGGGACTGATTTCTTTTGCGAGGGCTTTCTTAATGAGTACCCGCAGGTGTTTCTCATTTTGAATCTGCTTCACATCGACCATTGCTTTTTCTCCCTTCAATGGCAAGCCGCTGCTGATTTTGGCGACCGGAATATCATTGCACTTGGTCAGCATTCTTCTCAGCGAAGAATTCCCGGTGAACACTTTGACCTCAATATGTTCATCGTATACACGGCTCAGTTTGCTTGCGTCCCCTGTGTAAATATAGTGCAAGTGAATACCTGCACCAGATTTACTCAGTTCTGCGTAGGTGGTAGGCCACTTGGACGCTGCTTCCAGATTTCGCTCAAAGCATTTCTTGCCATCGTCGCCCGGAATATCAAAGTCAATGACAATGTGGGTTTCAGGGACTTTGACATAGTGGAGTTTTGAGGTGAGAATATCTTTGAGCAACGTTTTGACATTCTCCCACTTTTGCGTAGGAGTGCCATTTTCGTTTGCATACTGTGCAGGACAATCCTTACAAATATCATCAAAGAGAGAATGCTGCAGTTTCAGGTCGATCCATGACTTGGATGGTTCTTCTTTTAAAGTCGCTTCAACAGGTGCAGGATCAGCAAATTCTTTGAACTTGTCCGCCTTGAATCCACTGTAGTAACTCCGTACTCGCTCGCCGTTCACATCTTCAGCGCGTTCCTTGTAGTCCGCAAAGTAGTTCATCAGCTCCTCACGGAATGCGCGCATCGAATACGGATAGGCAACCTTTGCTCGCTGGTTATACTCGTCATACATCGCCCATGCTCGCTTTAGGGAAATACCGTCTTCTTTCTTGAAGATATAGTACCGGTCGAGCATGAAGTTGTAGAAGTCATTGGAAGCACCAAGCATTCGTGTCGGAATATAATCGTCGTATCGATGTTTGTTTGCCTCATAGACCTCTCTGCAATGCCATGCAATACCGCCCAGCTCGAAATCGGTCTTGGCATAGAGTTCAGAGTATCTTTTCTGAGGGACTTTCTCACCAGTTGGCACCACATCGATCAAGCGGCGAATTAAACCAGACTTCGCATCGGTGATTTTGACAGGTTTGTTCGTGGCGAGGATCAGAAAGCTCTTGAACTGATTGGCATAAGCGCTACGGAATTTCTCATTGACCATCATGGTTTCATGAGATACCAGCGAGTTCAAGCGAGTATTATCCTCGATTTTGGACAGGTTGCCTTCATGCTGAATTGCGATCAGAGGGTTCGCTTTGAAAGCTTCCAGTGAGAATGCATTGGATGCCGAACCCAGCGCTTGAGAATCAAACGCTGCATAATACCCAGGAAAGAGTTTCTGGATAATATTCAACACTGTAGATTTACCACTGCCGGGTGGACCATAGAGAACCATGAACTTCTGGATCGTCTTAGAATCGCCATTGACAATAGAACCGATACACCACTCGATTTTTTCTCGTTCTTCTGGAGAATAAAGTGTCCGCATCAGCTCATCATAGGCATCAATGCTTCCAGGTTCCAGCACATACGGAAGTTTCTTGGATGCGTAGCTTTCCTTTTTGACTGGAGTGTTCGCAAATATCAATTGCTCATCCAGCGTGTGGTAGTTATCCCGCATTTGACGCTGACAATACTTGTGCCAGTTGTCGATCATGCCGGATTCTGCATCCCACATGTGGAGCACTCGGTAGTTGTCCATATGCTCCTTGTGCTCATTTGCGTAAATATCCAACTCATGGTCAATCAGTTGAAGTGCATCCTGTTCGTCAATGCTCCATAAACCTCGCTCTTCCAGCCAGATGGCGTAGAAATCAGAACCCCGAATCATCAAGTCCTTAGACTTTTTGATGATGAATTTGGGATATATTTCGATTACACCACGTTTTCCCGTGCGCGTTGCAATCATCAGGAAATCAATCATTGGTAACTGACTTCCTCCTTTCTACGAGGTCTGTATCAGACATCTTTTTTCGTGACACTCGCCTTGCCATCGCAGCAAATGTCCTTTTCAAACCGCATCTCTGCGAGTTCTGCTTCGGCAGCATCGGCGCGTTCCTTTTCAGCCTTGCGCTTCTTCTCGCTTTCATCCAGCATCTTGCAGGCAGTCCAGAACAGACCAATGGTGCCTACCAGCAGCAGGTTTTTGCCGAAAAGCTTGCCCCTCTGGCGGCGAATCACCTTCTGGGCGGCATCCAGTGCCAGCTGAGTCTGTGCGAGTTCGTAATAAATGTTATTCATAGTTACTTTTCCTCCAATAATTAAGGTCTGCCAAAATCAGCCGACCAATGTGCTCGGTATTCCTACATGCTGTAATTCGCATCAAAACGACGGAATCATGGAGAACTTGCTCTATTACACCTTCCATCGGGATGCATATTTTCGATACGTACACCATCACATGCTGTTTTCGTTGAGATACGCCATCAGCTGATACCAAATATCTAACTGTCGCATATCCACGTTCGGGCTTATTAAAGTAAAGAGCCCACCAGCTCCATTCGACTGATAGGCTCTCTGATTGAAACGGTCGATGATAAATTGAGCGCGACCCTCGTTGAACCGAGCATCATCCATAGCTGCCAGCCCAAGACTGACAACCATGCTCCAGAACCATTGCCCCACTCGGTTTCCTGCTTCAGAATCTGCCATGATATGCTCTTCAATGCGGATGGAAAGCCCCACCATCATCTCTAACATACTACAGGGCATCCCGCTCGTTGCATTGTTCAACGCTGCATATGGGATACTTTTTTCCTGAGCGAATCGGTAGCGCAGGTCTCGCCCATCTTCAGCACGACTCGCATCCATCTCACAGGATGGAATAAAGTCTTGCTGAAATAAAAATGCAAGCATCTTGTGGAAAGAAAGATTTCTGGGTTCCCATCTTCCGCAAACCGTTTCACGCAGCCAGTCAAAATACTGACTGGTCATGTCGTTAAATATCATTCATACTCCTCTCCGGAGTTAGGATATAAGTCCGCATACTTATTGCGTACCTTCAAAACTTCATAGTCTTTCCGGTAGTTGTGATTGCGGACATGGACAAGGTCGGGCTCTTCTGCTCCAAAATCATCCAGAGCCTTAGGACCAATCACCTTTTCAATGTCCTCTACCCTGCTCCCATCACTATCATAAGTCAGAATGCCATCTGCGTAGTAGGTCAGGAAGCTGGTTTCGTAATCGTCCTCGTTACCGAACTCATCGCTCGGAATGATTTCAATAGCCTCCATCGGCTCATGGGTCGGCTTCTCAGAATCTTCCTCCTGACGATACGGGCCGCTCACGAGATCGTACGCCTTTTCATTTGCCCGCTGCTCAATGGTCGTATCCAGTTCCTGCTCACGCTGCTTAAAATGGTTCCGAGCGTCCTCGACCAACACATCTGCCTGCTTCTTGTAAGTATCGCGCATCAGGAAGTGCATCGTGGCAACACCAGCAGCGAATCCGCCTACAAATATCAAGGCATCACGCATCAGTTTTTTCATTGGTTTCTTCTCCTTTAATCGTCATCATGGTGAAGGCCAGTCCTCCAAAAAAGAGCGAAACACTCATGAGGACCCCTCCAACCAGATGCCGCTTTCGTTTCGTGTCGGTCAAATAATCGAGGAATAAAAACACCGATTCCAAACCGTCCATATCTGCTCCTTACAACATTCTGGCAATTTCCTCAACCATTTGACTCCACTCATGACCATAAATCATGCAACGAGTATCGAACATGCGCGGATTTTTCTTTTTTGCATCTTCCGTAGCAACGGGCACATCGCAATTAAGTTCAATCCCCCTGTTCGCGAGTTTATCGTTAAGAAAATCATCAAATACTTCAACGATTTCACGTGCTTTCGTATACTTATCGTCCATCTTGTCCCTCACTCAGAAAGAACTGCCAGACCGGATACGAAGCACACTCCGGCCATGGCTGCAAATACATAGGAAAGAGTCTTTACGTATCTGGTCATAGCTTGTCCCTCCAAAATATCAGTTAGATTTTGTCGATGATGATGCCATCGCAGTTGAAATGCAAAATGGCGGAACGTTCTTCGCCACGGATAAAGCTGTTCAGGGCTTCATTGTTCGCCACATAATTGGTGATACCGAAATCCACACGGTTGTGCAGAGAGGTGTTGTCCGGGTCATAGATCCAGCCAATAATCTGACCGGCAGGCGTACGCAGAGACTGACCGCCGTGCGTGCCAATCATGGAAAGCACTTCATTCAGGAAGAGGTGTCCCTGAGTGCGGAGCCGCTTGTTCGCCGCAGACTCCATGAGGAGCAGATAATTCCGGTTCAGGTCTGCATCGCGCTGCCAAGTGTCCACAGTTTCATCAAAAATCAGAGAGCACGGATCATCTGCCTGCTCGGCAATATCCTTGTACTCCTTGATGACTTCCTCCACGCCGTTCTCATTGACCTTCTTGGTTTCAACCTCCACGGCCTTAACGTTCTGCTCCAGTTCATGCTGTACTCGCTCGCCAAAGCGGTCGGCAACACGATTCTTGTAACCGTTGAAAGACTGCTCCAGCGCGATGTAGGCGGCCGTCAGCGTTGCATTCCGCTTCGTCATGATATGATGACTGCCGAACATGCAACCGAGAGATGCTGCGCCCAGACCAATCGCAGGTGCATACACCTTTGCGAGCTTCATGCCGGTCTTAATGTAAGTCGTGGTGATGTCCTTCGTCAGGTCTTCCTTCGTGTAAGTCTCACCTTCCGACAGCTGAATTTCCCCGGAGTCCACCTTATCTTTAGTCTCGTGGATTTTCTCCATATTAGCTTTGTGCTCGGCCAGAATATACTGTGCCTTCAGGGTCGCCTTGCAGGCCAAAACGGTTGCAGTTACGCCACCGATTGCAGCGCCAACCACCATGATGGTCGGGCTTGCTTTCTTCAGCTTGAATGCAGTCTTAGACAACATCTGCGTTGCCTTAGTCATGATTTCTTCCTTTTTCATAAAATATCAGTCCTTTCAATTAGTTCAGAGGAACAGGTTTCGGAAATACGATAGTGTAGCCGCCCGGAACGCCCTTGATAGATGCAGGTCCAAGATCGTACCACCCATATTTACAGTCCTGATAATCACGAGCATCACGGGTAATTCCCACAACATCGTAAAAATCAGCAATCGTGACCTGCCCATATTCGTGGAGCGCATGGCCCATCTCGTTCAAAACATCATTTGCATCGGCATAGCTATCGAAGGTGATGTTCTGCCAGTCCAGCCGGTTCGGGCGATAGTTGTTCTGCGGAGGACGGCTCTGGTTTGCATTTGCATAATAGCTACTGTAGCTGTTACGCTGCTGAGAATATCCGCTCGTATTGGTGCGGGAACGATCAACACCGAAAAGTGCAATATTGACCGCAGAGCACACCATGTTCTTGATGCCGGGCAGAATATAATCCGTCCACAGCTTTTCGCGAATCGTCTGCAGGTCTTCTGCGAGAAAGTTATGCGCCAGCTTCTGGATCTCGCTCTCCTGCTTGATGGTCACCTTACCAGTCGTGACCTTCTTCAACTGTTTCTTAGGCGGCTCGCCAGTGGAGTTGATGCTGCTGGAAGGCATTTCGATTTTAGCCATTGGCCATACCCTCCTCTGCGTACCGGAGGATGGTTTCGCCGATTTCCCTAGCCGTTTCGGGCTTCCATGTGGTGCCGAACGTCTTGCCAGTCAGTTTGTCCGTGATGGAAATGAAGACCTTCTTTACGCCCTTGTCAGTGACAGTAGGGTCAACATGGAGTCGATACTCCTTCAGGATGGTCTTGTAACCCTTCTCGACCAGCATCTTGATGTAGACCTTATCGCCTGCAACGCCAACAGCCACACCTGCAGCAAAGATGCCACCGATTACTGCAGCCTTTTTCCAGTTGAACTTTTTGTCGTTTTTCTTTTCCATGGTAATTCTCCTTTGTAAAAATAAAAAGAGCCGCAGATTTCTCCACGGCTCCATTGCGGCTGTCCAACAGATTATTCTTCGTCGGTTTCCACCACTTCGGTCACTTCTGCTTCAATGGGCTCGTCCTTCGCCTTCTTGCTGTCAATCCAGTTCTTTGCCTTGTAGCACAGAGGAACGAGTACGTGCTTGCAGAGCAGCTCAGTGCCCTTGTAAGCTGCGGCACCAGCCAGCATGAATACTGCCGTCTTGCCAAAGCTACCAGATGCGCTCGACATCTCCGCATGGTTCTCGTCCACACTGGGCACCAGGTTATCGACCTCCGGCATTGCATCCGTCAGGTTCTCAGCCATAGCGTCCATGTTATTCATCATTTCGTTTTCCATAGTGATTCTCCTTTAATTAAAATATAAATGTTGGAGTATACCTCCATAACAGTCGGTGAAAATTTCGCGAATCAGTACCCCAGCCACTTCGGAGGCGTGCTGTAGTCCAGAACCATACAAGGCATTCCGTCCTCGTCCAGCTTGGAACTGTAGAATGTTTCAATGGTCAGCGTGGAATCCGTATCCCAGCCCAAAAGGTCGCCGTTCTTGGTGTGCTCCAGTCCCAGATAATCGAACAGGTCATTCTGGGTCACACGAAAATCGCTCAGGAGCTGCTTGTTCAGGCCGTTCATCGCCCGATCCAGTGCATTTACGGTCGTCTTGAAATATCTTCCAGAGAAACTTTCATAGCACTCGACCAGCTGGTCATAAGATGCGTCGCGGGCTGCCGGTACAATAACTGGCGTTTCTTCCGGCTGCTTTGCCATTTTGTCGAGGGTGATGGTCTGGCGAAGTTCCTTCTCCTTATCCTCGCCGATGGTTTCTACGACTTTCTCCTGATACTGCTTCAGGGCGCTTTCGCTCAGAGAATATGCAGCCGCCAGAGCTGCATTGCGCCGGTCGTTCTCGTTCATGGCACCAATCATACAGCCTGCAGATGCTACCATGGAAATCGCCGTAGGAATATAAGCCGGAGCAGCCGTCTTCACGATAGTTTTCACATCCAGCTTCTCCGTGCCAAGTTCCTGCTTCTTCTCATCGAGCAGGATCATCGCCTTGGGAGTTGCCTTGACGGCGAAAACTACGCTCGTGACCATGCCTGCAATGCTGCCGCAGACCAGGATTTTGGGAAGGTTTTTCTTAATATCCCTTCCTACTTTCTTGCCAAATGCTTTCAGATTCATTTTTCATACCTCCGTAAAATATAAAAGAAAGAGCCGCAGATTTCTCCACAGCCTTTGCTTCTTAGTAGAGCCTATCCTCCGCACAATGGCGGTTTTTGTATGCTCCTCTCCTTTTTACCGGAGCAGGGTCATCCGTCAACCAGCTGTAGAGCCGAATCGGCTGCAGGAGCAAGTACCAGATCAGCACATCAAGTGCGCTAAGCATCGCTTGCCCCAGCACCTTTAAGGCGCCCAGCATCACAGAATCCACCTGCTTGAAGTATTCACGATCGAACATAATTTTTACCTCCAATTCTTTTAGGATTTCTCCATAATAGCGTTGGAAATTTTCGCGATTAGAGATTCTTTTCCGACATCTGCCTGCGAACTTCTTCCTGAACCATATCCCGCAGGTCGTTCTCGGTCTTCTGGTCCTCGATCAGGTCATGGCCAAAGCCCATGATTGCGCTTGCTGCCAGCATCGCCATGGATGCAACTTTCCACCAGTTAATGTTCTTCATAAATGTCAAACTCCCTTATAATCCAAATGCCGTTTCATGGCATCATAATCCAGAAATTCTTTAATGGGTTCCTGAAATGCTTCTACATAGTAGACTTCCAGTCCATCATCGGTCGTCTGCTTATAATAGTTGAAGTCAATCCAGTAATACTCCCACTCATTGGCGAGGTATTCTGCGCACCACCCCAGTGTATCCCCTTCTGGCGTGAAGTCCAACCCCGGCAGATAGGAAGTGAAATCGTTCATTGACAATTCGCCGTTTAATGCAAAATACCGATTTGCATTGTAAAAAGCGTCCGTCAATTCGATCTCGGTGGCATGAAAATATCTTTTTGAGATTGGCTCGTAGCAGAGCAGCTTCTCCTCTTCCATCTTTTCACGGACTTCCGGAAGCTTTTCTTCTTTGATTTGATCGTGAATCTCGGCTTCTTTTTCGATACCAAAATTCTCAATCACTTTCTGCCGATACTCCTGATAGGCCTTTCCAAGTGCCATATAGCCAGCGGTCAGGCTCGCAATCTGCTTCTTGTTTAGTGCATTGGAGCCGAGGATGCACGCGATGGTGCCGCCGCCCAGAATCACTGCAGGAACGTAAGCTTTCCAGCAGGTCTGGACGATTTCCTTCTTTGTTGGAGGCTCTTCCACAATGCCCTGCTCATCTTCGTTGTACGTTCGCAGAGCTTCATCCACTGCGAGCAGATGCTTTGCCTTCGTTGTTGCCCGCCCGGTTTCGATTGCCGTAACTACGACACCCACGGACGCCGCCACTGCCAGAATAGTCCCGCCATTCTTTTTAAGGAATCGGGACGCGGATTTCATGAGCTTCATAGGTTTCTCCTTTCAAATATAAAAGACAAAGAGCCGCAGATTTCTCCACGGCTCTGTGCCTGTCATCAACAATTTCTCATCTTTTCACCAAGGCTGGCGAAACAGTCTGTAAAAATTTCAAATACTTTCTGGTCACGCTTGCAATATTTGCTGTTGATTTTCGCATTGATCGCATCTGCGGCCGCATAATTCCCATCCAGAACCATGTCGTTCCAAATATGGGCTATAGCATACGGACCGGTAAAACGCATAATTTGATCAATAGCACATAATACCGCCGTGCATACCAGAATTACTTTTACCATCTTTTTCATAATTTCATGCCTCCAAAATGTAATTTTGAGATTTCATATTTCCATAAGAGGGCATGAATTTTTCGCGTCAACAGATTCCTGCCTTCTTCAAAATATCCATGAGGTCGGCCTTCGGCATCTCAGCATCCAGTTCCAGATGAACCTTTACCTTCTGCTCCTTATCAGACCATTCGGCCCGAATATCATCCAAATTAACCGTGATACCGTACTTCTGCTTGGCAATCGCCTTGTTGATAGCCGAAGAAATGATTCGGCGCATAAAGCTTGACCGGATAAGCATTAAGTCCTCCATGATGTTCTTCTCCTTATGCTTTCTTTTCGGTTTCAAAATTCAGCCGATTTCGCTTCGATGCATTGACGATGGCCCTCGGATAAGCTGCCGCAAAAGCGATAGGTATAGTATCGTTTCTGAGAAAGATACGCTCCTGCCGCTGATGGACCCCTGCATGAATATCATTAACTTCAATGTAATCTTTCAGTGCCTGGATCACATTTCGCAGGATCATGTGCTCATCGTCATCGATTTTGACCTCCATGAGAAATAGTCCGCCGAGCATAAAGTGATCTACAATTTCTTTGATGGCATCCTTGTCAACAGTTCTGTCGATATGTACCGGTTTATCGCACAGCTGTTTCATCGCAGTAGGTGTAATAAGCTCTAACTTCATTTTTCTTCTCCTTTTCGTTTTTAGTATAAAAAGACAAAGAGCCGCAGATTTCTCCACAGCTCCTGCCTTTGAGTTACTTTTCGTTTACATATTCATGGAATTTGGCATTGACTCGATTGATAATATCATCCGCTTTTTCCTTTTCGCACACGTCTTCGATTGCACGTGTTGTCCATCCTGCCTGAAGTCTCTTTCCTTCCTTAATGCCGTCAATCCGGCCCTTGTCCATCGCACTCCATGCAAAAATGACACCACCAACGATCATGCCTACGCTCTGCTTAACTAATCTTGCGTCAATTTTCATCTTTCATACCTCCAAAAATATAAATGTCAAGATGTAATCCATCTCATAAAAAGACATGAAATTTTCGCGGCTAAATCAAGCTCCTATCAAATACCGTCTCCCAGCGTTCTTTTTTCAACGGTTTCATGCGTAAAGCCCACATGATCTGCCGGACCGTGACGGTGGGATAGCAGCCATTCGCATCTTTCTTCTTCGCATGATGGTCGAAATACTCCTTGAAACCGTCATGCAGATAGATTTTATCGTTCAGCCATGGGTCAATAGCACTCCATGTGGTGGATTTCGTTTTCTCGTTAAAACGTTGTTGGATGACACAAAGCCCCTTACCATGGTCCAAATATAATGTACTGATGCGATAGACCGGGTGATTGCACCGGTACGTTTGACCATAGTAGCTTGTCCAATTTTCAGGTGGTAGATTATAGTATCTCATAAAAGAAAGAGAAGCCGCAGATTTCTCCGCAGCCCCTTCTGTCCCTCCTTTATACAGACTTTTTCCAGTAATCCTTGTAGATCATCTTGCCGTCCTTATAGCGATCATCGAACACCTGTACACCGCCTGCCGAACAGATTGACCAAAACCGGTCATGATGAATCATCAGAAACGCCCCCAGTACAGTCGATGCAGCTCCTACGATAACCTTCGTCACTTCAGTTTTCCAAGTTTTCTCCGCTTTTTCTGCTTCGAGTTTGAGTTCCTGATTCTTCATCTGAAACTCATCCTCTCGTGCATTCTTGTCAGCCAAACTCGTCTTTTCCTTCACACGAATTTCGTAGAACTTTGCAGCGCACTCGTAGGCAGCCTTGTACTCATTGCTTCCCGGTGTCAAGTCTTTGATTCGTTCAAGCTCGTGCTTAATCGTTTCGTCCATCAACGCTTCGTTCTGGACTGCTTTCAGTTCTTCCATTTTGAATTTCTCCTTTTCAAGTCAATATTTGGAGTTTTCTCCATTAAACAGTATGTTTTTCTCGCGGTTTCACCTTGTCCACCTTGAGCACCACATACCGTTTGTCGGCAAAGTCTACAAGTTCTTCGTCCAAGTCGAGGAACAGGTTCGGGTTTTCGTCCTCCTGCGCCTGAACTACAACGAGAGCTCCAATGGATTCTGCGTTGTAGTCGATTTTCCACCGAACAGCAGAACCAACCACGAAACCGATGGTTGCACAGATAAGAGCGATTCCAATGATGATGTACATTTTCAAAAAACTCCTTTGTAATAGAATAATGGATAAAACAGTCGTGCGCGTGCTGAAAATAAAAAAGAACCGCAGATTTCTCCACAGTTCTTTCCTGCCTTAGATGTCGTTCCGGATCAGGAACAGGTCGTTATGATTACAAGCCGGCCTCACAATCCCTTTTGCCCGAATCAATGCGATTGCGTTGGCATAGGCCGCGCGTGCACTTTGAGCGTTTTTGTACTCGTCCGTACCAATGTACATGACTTTCTGGTTGCTCTCGATGAATACGCGGATCTTGTCCATAGCGTTTACATATCCCCGATCGTAGGTAGTCTTTACTCGTCTGCTCATAATAAATTCTCCTTTCAATTTTCAGAAGACATCCTTCCATAATAGAACACGAAAAGTTCGCGTTGGCTAACCTAGAATAAAAAAGAAAGAGAATGGGAATCGAACCCATAACCTCTGCATTCCAGCAGCGCTCTACCAATTGAGCTATCTCCTTCCATAAAGGGAGATGAAATTTTCGCGAACAAAAAGCAGAGGGCGTGTTTTTAATTTACTTATTGCCCTTTGTCTTGTCAGAATCCAAATCTTCTCTTGCCTTTTGCAGCTTGATGTATGCCACATATGCTTCCATGGTTGTCGCCACCAAGCAAATTGCAGCACTGCCAGCTTTTATAAAAGGTACAGTCCCTAAAAGTTTCTTTCCAATGACATATCTAGCTTTCATAGTATCATCCTCCAGTATGCCCTCTACTTCCATAAAGGAAAATGAAAATTTCACGAACAGGCAAAAAAGAAAGAGCCTGTGATTTCTCACAAGCTCTTGTATGGGTGAATATCAATCTTTCATCGCCACTTCAAACTCTTCCACAGTCATCTCTACACGTGGCGCAGCATCTTCAACTTTCAGAAGGCCATCTCGTACCAGTCCGGCTAGAATATCAATCTCGACTTTATGCTTGGCAATTTTCTCTTGGGCTTTCTTTTGCTCGCGTTCGACACGTTCTCTCTCCACGCCACAGTCTTCCATACATTTAGGATAGCTTGGCTCCCCACAAGAATTGCACATCAGACAATGCCGCCCTAGGTCTGGAATATCTTCTTCAAACTCCTTGATATAGGTCGTCCATTTTCCGTTTTTCTTTACAGGAACAATCATGTGTGATGTTACTTTCATGTCTTCCGCCTCCTATTCTTTATTATAGCATGGGCAAAACAAAAGCAAAAGACCATGTTTCAGATCTTTTGCTCCCCAGAATACTGGTTTAGGAAATTAACGTCTGGTAGCGTTCATTTAGCTTTGCCATAGTGGCTTCGTCTGCTCTAACTTTGACGTGGAACTCCATTCGGTTCTTAGCGTTGATTTCGCTTTCGACAACCAAATTTTTGTAACCTTCGTCATACAGCATTCTCAGGCAAATGCCAAGCTGTCTGTCGCTTCTTGCCAGAAGGTATTCCATAGCGTTCACCTCCTTCCATAAAAGAGACAGAACTTTTCGCGTCACTGCCGTTCCTTGCTCAGGAGCCAGAAGAAGTACCGGTAATGCTCGTAGTAGGTCTCGCGGCAGCAGGGGCAGCCATTCGCTTGAAGCTTGTTGTAGCCGTCTCCCTCTGTCACGCCCTTTTTAATGTACGGTGCCAATGCCGTATCAAGTTCCGCAATGCACCTGTCCACGATGTCGATGCAGCTGGAGTAGAACACTCTGGATAGTGCGATCCTCTCGGTCTGGCTTACAGGTGGGCACCCCTTGATGATACCGGAAATATCATTGGGTGATGTCTGCCAGCCGTCGATCAGAGTCAGGGCCTTCTTCCAGTCATCGTACTGCCTGCAAAAATACTTCAGTTCGTAGTACCGGTATCTCGGAATGTGGTATGGGTTCTTTTTTGACAGCTCCGCACGTTCTCTGCTCATTTTTCGCCCCTCCATTCATAGCCGGTCTGCTCATAGAGGAGCTTGGGTGAGATGTAATAGCTGATCCTGCCCAGCTTTGAGTTCATCTGCTGAACATCCGTAACGCGCTTTCCGTTCCTCGTTGCCTCGCCAATCGGAAGCCACCCTGCAATGATACCCGCACGCACCCACGCCGGGTCCCGGCCGTATACTCGTGCTGCGACCCGCACAGGAACCGAACCCATTTCTAATCTAGCTTTATCCATTCTATCGTACTCCTTTTGTGTTACTCTAGGAGCGTCTAAATACGTTCCCAGGCTCAAAAAGGATGATACTTGCAAAAATGGTCCCCCGCGTGCTGTTTTTTATCTTTTTCGCCCTGAAGGATTGACAAGCAAAAATCTATCGTTTAACCTAGAATAGCTTTTTCAAACAGAAAAAGCCCGGTTTGACCGAGCTTTTGAGTGAAAATGGCAAATTTATACAATGATTGAAGGAGGTTTCTATGTTAAAACTCTGTCCAGAGTGTTGTCTACAAGTGAGCGATAAGGCAGCAGCTTGTCCTCATTGCGGTTACCCGCTCAAATCCAAGTCATCGCTGCCACCAAAAAAGAAAAAACATATGCGTCTTCCCAATGGATTCGGCCAGATTTCCGAAGTCCGAGGGCGTAATCTTCGCAAGCCCTTTCGGGCAATGGTCACAGCCGGAAGAACTGATGAAGGCAAACCGATCGTATGCCCGCTCCGTCCGGTCGCTTATTTTGAAACGTATAATGAAGCATATGAAGCGCTTATGAAATACAACGCGCATCCATTTGACCTTAGCAATAAAACAACCATGCAGGACCTTTTTGATATGTGGCTGACCACGAAAGAGAAAAAAGTGGATTCTTCTACGATTTCCCGTTATAAAAGAGCATGGGCCTACTCCTCCTCGATTCATAACATGCTTGTCCGCGACGTTCATATCTCGCACCTGCAGAATTGTATTGAAAACGGAACCATCGTTTACGCCGGAGAAATTCGCCATGCACAAAACAATAATAAAGACTCAATGAAAAATCTTTATAATCTGCTCTTTGATTATGCAGTCTCCCGCGAACTCGTCGATAAAAATTATGCTCGTATGTTCACGATCGATTCTGGGTATGTCCGCAAACCGAATAGTCATATTCCCTATACCGAAGCAGAACTCGATCTTCTATGGGCAAATATAGACAAGCATCCTATCATTGACATGATTCTAATTCAGTGCTACTCTGGCTGGCGTCCCGGAGAACTATGCGACCTGAAAATGAAGGATGTTGATATGAATGTGGGCACATTTACAGGCGGCTTAAAAACAAAAGCGGGGATAAACCGAACAGTGCCGATTCATCCCCGAATTTACAACTTGGTAAAAGCCCGCTACGAAAAAGCGCTCGAAGCAGGTTCGCCTTATTTATTTTTCACGATCCGCCAGCGTGGTTTCCATCATCAGAACACCGTAAAAGGCGAAGTCACGCAAATGCGCTATGCCTCTTTTTCCGTGCAGCTTGTCAACGAAGTCGTTCCTCTGCTGTCACTGAACCCTGAGCATAAAGGCCATGATGGACGTATTACTTTTGTTACAATGGCCAAAAAGTATAACATGGACGAATATGCCGTCAAACGACTTGTTGGGCACCATATTAAAGACCTTACTGAACGTGTCTATACCCAAAGAAGCATCGACTGGCTTAAAAATGAGATTGAAAAGATCCCATAA